CAACGAGCCAGCGGCCAGTCGATTCGACGTTCTGCTGATCAAGCAGACGAGCCATACGCGACACGAGCATGGCAGGCGAAACGTAGTCGGTCGGAAGCGTCGTAGCACCCGGAAGACGAGCAGCAACGGGGATCGAGTGGTTGCCAGCACCAACAGTGGTGATGTTGCCAAACGAGCTTTTCTGCAGCTTCATGCCCGAAAGCAGTTCATCCGAACCAGCAGTCGAGATAGCTTTCGTGCCGTTCACAATATCGTTGACGGTATCAGCAGCGGAGTGAAGCGCCGACTGCTTGTAGCCCGACAGATAGCCGAGAACTTCTTGGTCATGCTGATCGGCAAGACGATAGGCAGCACGATTGGTAGCAAGGTCCATGAAGTTGACGTGCGAATGCGCCGACTCGATGTCATCGACTTTGAACGCATAGTAGTTCGCTTTGTCAATGACAAGCGAAAAATCTTCGTCATCAAGGTCTTGCGGCGTGATCTGAGTGCCACGAGCATACGCAGCAACCGAGATTTCCGGCTCTTTGATGATACGAACGGTGTCGCCCTGATTAGCGATCTCACCGAAATAGTCCGAGTTCGTAATCGCGCCAACAACGGTAGCCTTACGGAAAGCGAGTTGGACTTTCTTGGAATAGATTACGGAACTGAAGTTACCATTGGGCAGGTTGTTATAACCTGCAGCAGTTTGAAAAGCCATTGTAGTATCCTCCATGAATGTTTGGCTTTGAAGTAGCTAAACACTGCATGTAGAGGCTGCGTTATTCAGGGTGCGTCTTCGTATAGAATCGGCCAACACTATACGATTCGGGCCTGCTTTAGCAGGTGGTTCTCATGTCGTTGTTTAAGCTTAAGATTTAAGCCTTAGCAGGTATCCGTTCAGGGGCTGCTAAGGCTGTTAGGGCCAGCATCCGCTACGCAGCGACCAGCCCATTGTTATACCTATAGTTATATCATAGGCATATTTTATTGTCAAGCACTTTTTTATCGTGCTCCACCAGAAATATCGTAGACAAAAGTTCCGTTGCGGATTGCTTCCATGATCTCATCTTGACGAGACTCATATTCACGGGTTGACATCTTCTGCACAACACTTTCGTAAATCTTCTTGTTGCCACTATCCGCGTCAACTTCAGTCTTTGCACGTTTCGTCATCACGGCAGAAGCAGCTTCCTTGGCAGCAGCTTTGCGTCCCTTTACATCAAAGCCATTCTCATACTTGTAAAGGTCAATGACTTTGATGACACTTTTGGGATCATCTGCATTTTCATACAGAGCGTCTTGAACCCATTTAGGCTGTTCTGCTGCCCATTCGTGGAACTTGTCACTGTCACGCAGTTCATCGAAATCTTTGTGTACAGCACGGATTTCAGATTCATTCTTCTTGCGCTCAGCTTCAGCACTCATGGCATCAATCTGCTTCAGTCGTGCTTCTGCTCCAGCAAACTTCTCGGCAGCTTTCTTGTCAGCAATAGCTTCAACGATAGCTGCAACATCAGGATACTTTTTCATCCATGCCACAACTTCAGCTTCACTTTTGGGAGGAGTAATGCTATCGCTCTTGTCTGTAGATTCAAGTTCCTTGATACGTTCAGCAAGTTTGTTGGCATGTTTGCGAAGGTCGCCATAACGCTTCTTGAACGTCTCTTCTTCTGCAGACAGCTTCTCTTCTGTTTCAGCTTTTTCTTCTGTTGCAGGCTGTGCTTCTACTTCTTTTGGCTCTTCGGGTTCACCCCGATTACGCCGTTCAAGTTCAGCAATCTCTTTCTCGTCATCTTCAATGCGCTTCATAAAGGCAGTGTTACGAGAGGCAGAGACTACATAGCCTGCATTCTTAGGTGCTTCAACAGTTCCAAGTTCAGCCATACTATACTCCTTATATGGGGCTGTTAAAATATAACAGGTCGCCTGATTATTGTGACATTAGTTTTTATAGATGTCAAGCATCAGTTGTTTTGATCTTACGCTTTTGTGCAGCTTTCTTAGATTGAGGCTTTTGCATTAGGCCACTTTTAGCTGAGCCGACAAGCCCTCCTTTATTTCCCCTACCAAATCCTCTGGAACCACCTGTTCCTCCCGTAGAGGTAGTAGTGTACTCTTTACGCGGTGTCGTAGACTCTGGACCTTCCACCGCTGTAACGCCTCGGACAGTTGCAGTTGGCTTCGTAGTAGAAGGCTGTGCTGTGGCACCTGTCCCACGACCTCCAACAGGAGCAGACGCTGCGCCAGTACCCCTGCCACTAGAGACTGGTTCTGCCATGCCACTAGTTGCAGCAGGAGCAGCAGGAGCGGTAGCTGCAACAGGACGAGCACCGCCAGTTCCAGTCTTAGGTGCTGCAATCTCAGGCTTACCGAAGATGTTGTTAAAGATGTTGCCAAAGAAGCCGGGGTTCTCTTGTTGTGCAGCAGAGAGATCGCCATACATCTTGTTACGCTTCTCGGCCAACTCTGCGTAGCTAGGATCATTACGAGACAGAGTTGCAACATAGTCGTTAAGGGCGTTATATGCACTTACGCTATTGCGTGCCATTCCTTCTTCTGCAAGTTTTCCACCAATCATGGCACCAGCAGGACCAAGCAGTGCTCCACCAATAACGCCACCAGCAATCTTGCCGATAGTGCTGCCAACTCCAGTGTCAGGACGATAGTTCATCCAATCTTGTGCAGTGTATTCGCTAAAAGCTTTGGCAGGCTGTTGCGGCTCACGATCTTCACGATCACTGGAATCTTGAGGCTGAGGCGTAGTAACTGCAGGGGCTTGTCCTTGAGGGAAGTAGCCTTCAGGGATAGCTTGTTGCGGAACTCCATTGACAAACAGAATGCTAAGCGTTTGACCTTGTGCGTTTTGATAGACACGATATTCAGATTGTTGTGTCGGAGGAGTCATAGGAGTAGCAAAATAAGTGCTGCCCGGAGTCTGAAACTGAGCAGGGCTAAACGTAGACTTAGGAACGCCGCCTTCTTGCATCTTTACGACACCGCCAGCGGCCATGCCCATTTCAGCCATTTGCATGTCTGTATCGTCGCCTGCAGTTTCAAGTTCAGAAATGTCGAAGGGAAGTTCATCCTCGTCTTCCTCTTCTTCTTCTTCCATTTCAATAGGTTCACCGCCAATACGGCCACCGGCTTCCATATCAGCTAGACCCTTCTTTGCTTTAGCACGAAGTTTTTCAAAAAAGGCTACGCCATAGTAGCGAAGAACATCAGCAGGCACAACGTACTCACCCGTTGAAAGTTGTGCTGGAATGTCGTCTCTTACTTCTTCAGCCATGCTGCCCGGAGGTATCTCATTACCGCTGATAGGATCAACGTTCATGCCATCATCCGCAATGCCGCCTTCTTGCATTAATGTATTCATTTGCTCATCCTGCATTTAATTTATCCCTCAGCATCTTGAGTTTACGCAAAGCTGCAATCTCACCTTGCGCTCGATATAGTTCTACACTATCGCTAACCTGTTCCATGCGCTTGTGCTGAGTAGCAATCTCAGCATCAAGCATATCAAGAAAGTCAACCCACAGGCTGTGATTGTTTACGAAACTTTTTAGGCTCATTGAATGTTTCCGCTAAAGCCTTGTTCACCCGGACGAGCAGCAGCACCAACGCCAATGTTACCTGCTCCACCACCAGTCATGTCTGCCACTCCTGCGCCTTGTGGCGGCTGTCCTGCTGCGGCAGGAGCCGGAACACCCGGAGGCCCACCGGCGGCGGCTGCAGCTTCAGGGAGAGGCTGTGCAAACTTCTTAAGAATCTCAGCTTGCACTGCAGCATCAGAGAGACTGTTGGTGAGTTTGTCAGGATCAAGGTCCATGCTCTTTGCAATCTCACGAACAATATAATCCATTTTAGCAAAGGGTGCAAGAACAGGATTAGATACGACACCAAGAAACTGCATCAGACGTTGGCTACGAACTTCATTTGCCATGAGGCTTTCAGTGCCTTGTGCTTTGATCTCAAGATCACCTTTGATTTCAGAGTCATAGTCAAACTGCATGTTGAAGCTGAAAAGTGCTTTGCCGAGAGGCGCAATGAGGTAGTCGTCAATGTTCTTGATCACAGTACGAATGCTGCCATTGGCTGCAGACATAAGCATAGAGATACCGCTTGCAGTCCTGCCAACACCGCTGACACCCGTTTGTCCATGAGCAAATGACGGGAAGCCTGTGCTTTCATCTGCAAGAACACGCGCCTTATCAAACAGTTGCATCAGTTCTCCAGTGACATTCTGGAACTTTGTGCTGAACAGGGCTTGACCCGGAGCGCCACCTTGCCTGCGGAAAATCTTGCCCGGATACAGTGTCATATCTTGGCCCGGAACAAGGTTAGTTTCATCGACTTCAAAGATCAGGTTGCCACTAAGGACAGCGTTATCAACAGCCATACGCATGAAGCCGTTCATAAGCTGTTGAGTATCCGTCATATTTTCTGCAATGCCTACACCAAAGAAGCTGTAGGGGTTGACTTCGTATGGAACGGCAAAGTAAGGAATGATGCTCGGCTTGAAGGGGTTCATCACAAGGCGAAGAACGTTGCCATTACAAATCCAAGCATTGATGCTGACTTGATCAAGGCTGCGAATTTCAGGAGGAATATCAATGTCATGGTCTTTCAGAACATCGACATCAACGTAGCCCCAGTATTCGTAGACTTCAAAGCGTTCAGCTTTGTCATGGGCGCGATCATCTTCCATCGCCAGTTCCCAATACTTACGCTCATAGCTTTCGCCACGTTCAATGGCACTATTGATAGCGTTGGGGCGGAAGAACGGACGACGCTTGAGGGCACGCATCTGTGAACGAGACATCTTGTGACGCTCAATCACATATTCAGCTTCGTCCATGTTAGCTGCATCAGGATCGGGATAGAAATTCCACACAGATACGTAAGCAGTAGAAGGAACAGTCTTGATGACAGGATTGTACTCGCCGTCTTCATCCCAATTCGGATACTCTTTGTTGATCGCAAGCGGACCCTTCATAATGCCAGTGCCAAACAGGGCACAATCAAAGGCTGCAAGACGAAGCTGCTTGTTGGCATTGCTTTCTTCAAGTTGATCCAGAATCTTCTTCTGCATCTTCTTGGCTGCAACTGTTGCAGGATGGAATGTAACAGCAGTAGGAGACGTTCCGGGGCCTTCAACAAGCTTTTCCATGACAGGAGCAAGGTTGTCTTTCATGCCACCAAGACGACGCTCTAGGCTATAGATCGTGTCTCCGGGTTCAAGTTTAGTGTCAGGTCCAAACAGAACTGGCCTTGCAGGTTTCTCTCCAAAGGCACTACGAAGTTCCTCAATGCCTTGTTCTGCTTGAGGATTAGTCTCCATGTGAACAGTATCAGCTACACCTTCAGGCAGCGTAGTAGGGTCAACTGTAAGCGGGAAAGAGTTGTTGGCAAACAGAACGTCAACGATCTGTCCGTAAGCTGCAAGCACCTTAGTCTTTGTAATCTTTACGAAAACACGAGACTTTTCTGTTTCTGTAAACTGAGTCTCAGGACCATAGATGCCCCTGTAGTTGCGATACGACATGAGCCAGCGATCTTCGTCAATACGACGAGCATCTTCTGCCTCACTAAAGCGACCCATGACGTAACTGACAAGTGTGCCAGCTTTAGGATCAACAGTGTCGTCTTTTGCTTTGTCTTTAAGAGACGAAGACGCATCCGTTTCAAAGAGTTCTTCCATGTTTTAGTATCCTTAGATTGACCAAGCGTCTTCGCCAAAGTATCTATTGCCTTTAGAGATATTAACGTCCCGTGGTAGGATTTGAAGGTTCCAAGGAACATTTAGTCCGCATACTCCAACGCCATTAACAGGAACAATATGATCTACATGATACACTTCGCCTGTCACAGCTTTTAGATCAGATGCAAGCCAGTACGCCTGTTTCATCTCATTTAGTTGTTCTTGCGTAAGCCAAGAAGGAGTACATTTTGATTGTACGTTTCTGCGTCTATAATCCCTAGCCCTATACTGTTCCTTATTTCTATAATAATGGCTCTTACATCTTTGCTGGTGCTTTAGTTTATTTTCTTCTTTTGAGAAGAACTCTTTTCTGTAAACTTTAGTTTTAATTGATTGCACTTTTTTTACGTCTGGTCTGTTGTTATACTCTCTGTTCCATTCTACTTGACAGGATTTACATCTAGACTGACGCCCATACCTACCATCTTTTTTTAATCGAAAATCATCAATACTTTTATCTTCTTTACAGCCAATACAAATTTTTGTCAACATATATTAGTATCCTAACTCAGAGTCCGCTGGTTTCCATGCGGTTCGCTGATGAGCAGGGTCAAAGTCCCACAGGTTACTACGAGGACGAGACGCAATACCATAACGAATAGCGTCCCAAAGATGGTCTTCACTGTTTGTGTCAATGTCTTCTGGATTATTGCGATCAAGAGGAAGAGAAGGCAGTTGCGCTATGCAGTTACGGCACGTGTTAAAGAAAACAATTCCAGCCTCTTCTGTGTAAGGGTCGATTTTAAGCCTTTGGTGCATAAGGTTTTTTCCGGCTATGCGAGAACCTTTAGTTCTATCAGATGGACGCCATCTGCAACCTTTCATGATCATTTTTTCTGCAAGTGAAGGCCCTGTGTCGCCACGTTTGTGCCACAAAGAGGAGTCAAGAACACCATAACGAATTTTTTCGCCTTCTTCAACTGCTAAAATCATTTCAGCCAAGTCTTCTGCTGTAACTTTGCTTACATACAACTCACGATACACAATAAGTTGTTCAGAAGGTGCAACAGCAAACCACACTACGCCGCTTCTGCTACTATATCCATAGTCTGCCGCTCTAAACCTTGCCCAACTTTGAGGAATGTGAAAAGGTTCAATTACATGAATACGAGGATTCCACTCTGGGAACGCTGCCCCTTCTGCCGCAGACCAGTCACCTTCAAGTAGTTGTCTGCGTTGATGTTCTGGAAGAGATAAAAGCATAGCCTCGTACTGACCATCTGCAGAAAGATACGGATTGTCAAACAGTGTGGCAGGAATGAACCTACGTTTGTAAAGAGGCTCCCCTTCTCTGCTATGGCCTTTTGGAAAAGTTAGCGTTTCACCAGTCTCAAAATCTACAGCAGAAAATGCCTTACCGGGAACAGAAGGATCAACAAAGCCCTTTTTTACCCAAAAATGTCCGGGGCCACCGGGGTTACTAGTGCAGCGCATATAAAGCTTCAACGTAGGATCAGCAGTACGAAGACGTGAACCCATATAATTAAAAGCGTACGGAGAAGACCACTGAGTTAATTCATCAAAGCCAATCCAGTTGAATGCCTGTCCCTGATATCGCATCACATCTAAGTCACGATCAAGATATGACATCCACAAAGTACCACCACGAGGTGTGATCC